TGATAATATTTAAAGAGGAGTGAAATGCCAGGTGATTCTAAAAATGGATGGAATGAATATTCAAGGCTAGTTTTGAAAGAACTAGAAACTCTGGCTGACAGTATTGAGAGTGTTAGGTCGGAACTGCAGGAAGTCAAGCAAGAACTGACTAAGATGCAAGTTAAAGAGGATAAAGTAAACGAACTCAAACAATGGAAAGAGAAAATCGATGAAGTATCTTCGCCATCACAGCTAAAAGAAGCTTTAGTAAGCTTGGACGAACTTAAATCTTTTAAAACTAAGGCCGTCACGATTTTTGCCGTAATCCAATTTATTATGGCTGCTGCAATAGCATCATCAAAATTACTATGATTCACTAAAGAGCGGTTTTTGAAAATTTTGTTGAACATAATGTTTGATATTATCTTTTGATTCTTCGCTTGTTCGTTTTTTTACATATTTATTGTTAGTAGTTTTTAAGGCTTGCGAGGAGATTCGATGCCTAGTTTTATTAATACATTAGCTCCGACGTCTTTTGGTTTTTTTGATTCAAATACCGATTTTCAAGTTGAAGCTGATTCTATGGTAACATTTGTTAAGCGCAAGCTTGGCGATGATATACTAAGCGTCGAGTTGACTAAAAAACAGATCTGGAGTTGTTTTGAAGAATCTTCTTTAGAGTACAGCTCTATCATTAATCAATATCAAGCAAAATCACAATTAGCTAATTTGTTGGGTGCTTCAACTGGCAGTTTGGGAGGAACAGAACAAAAATTCCCTCGCGAAAACCTTGAATTCATGCTTCGTAGGGCTGAGCCATACGCCATGGAAGCAGGCCTGGGCGGATCTTACAACATGCTGTCAGGCTCTATTGATCTTGTTAGAAATAAACAAGATTATGATCTTTACACAGATTTAAAAGATAACAGTGGCGTAGCTTTGTTTGATAGAGCAGAAAATGACCCTAAAACTAGAATGAAGATCATGGAAGTTTTCCACTTCAGTCCGCAAGCTGCTTATCGTTTTTTTGATACAACAAGCGCAATAAATTATCTTAACAACGAATTTAGCTTTGAATCATTCACTCCAGAAACTATTTTTTATGTGTTGCCAGTGTTCGAGGATGTCCTGCGCGCTGGCATGCTAGATATGTCCTCTAGGGTTAGAAGAAGCAATTATTCTTATAAGATTACTGGTACAAAGATTAGAATTTTTCCTGTACCTACATCGAGTAATCCTAAAAAGCTTTTCATGAGAGTTCATTACTCGCCAAATCCTTTGAGCCCTTCGTATGAAGACGCTAGCATTGATGGTGTCAGCAATCTTTCTAACATACCTTACGGACGATTGGATTTTTCGAAGATTAATTCTATTGGTCGTCAGTGGATACGACAGTACACGCTAGCACTCGGTCGTGAGCTGTTAGGTTTAATAAGATCTAAATTTTCAACCATTCCAATCCCCGGTGCAGACTTAAGTTTGAACGGTACTGAGCTTATTTCTCAAGGGCGAGAAGATAAAGAGAACTTAAAAACTAAGTTGACCGAAATGCTAGAGGAGCTAACATACAGCAAAATGCTTGAAGACGAGGCAAGCGCTGCCGAAAATTTGAGAACGATTTTAAAAAACATTCCTGTGCCTAATGGTCGCGCAATAATAATGGGGTGATTTTATGGCTAGATTATTTGTAACCCCACGAGAAATTGATTTAATCAGCGACATCACTAAAGAAGTGATCAAAGATGTCGTAGGGCAAAAAATTTACTATTATCATGTTCGTGAGGATTTAACAGATGTACACGATGTGTATGAAGAAGCGACTAATAAAATATTCGATCCGCCAGTTGAGATCGAAGCTAGGGTAGAGTATCAACCTGACGAGATCAGAACCAACCGTTTTGGTAGTGAATCGCAATATACAATCAGCGTTTTTTTACACGAAAGAGATTTATTGGATCGAGAAATAAATGCGCGTGCTGGGGATTATTTCAGCTATGGCGATGTTTTCTTTGAAATCACAAGTGCGATTGTAGAAAATAACGTATACGGCCAGATAGAACACAGCATTGGAGTTAAACTGACAGGCAAACAAGCACGCATGGGGCAAATAGATCTGGCACCCATAGGGCCTACGTCTGAATCCTATTCAGACGAAGATGCAGTACAGGACACATTTGTCCAACAGCGCGGTTTTGAAAAAAATGATTTGGGAGAAACCGGCGACAAGCGCCAATTAGTAGCCGATGGGAAGTTAGATGAACCTATTTCAAAGCCACAAGAAGTATCTACAAAGGGTAAAGTATCAACTACTGATTCATCTTTTTACGGTGATGGGTAGGAGCAAACATCATGTCGACTAGAAATTTTAAAAATGACCCTAACGACGGTCAAGCTGTTGATGATTTAGAAATACCGCCGTGCACGATTGAAGATGTTGATCGATCTCTTTTCGATCTTTTTAATTCTCAACTTCCGTTTCTGTACAAACACAAGCAAGGCACTAGACGCGCCCCAGTCATTTTCGCGACTGGAGAACGCTTCGCCGTCCTAAGACGACGAAAGCCTTTACGCGATAAAGCTGGAGCGCTTATTTTGCCGCTTATTTCAATCATGAGAACGGGTGTTGATCAGGCACCAACAATGGGCGCCGGGACGTCTCAAACGCCATCTATGGTCATTAAAAGACGGCTATCTGCTGAAGATCCGTTATACCAGAGATTAGTCAATCAGGCCATGCTAAAAAATTCTGATGATTTGGCTTCAGAGCTTGCTTTAGATAAAAGGCAAGGTGCTCTTTCTGGGTCACAACCTGGTCGAGTTGCTACCAGAAGACCTCCTACAAAATCTACGTTTGAATCTAAAAGCATACCGTTACAGAACCCTCTGGGCAATAACTTGTTTGAAGTCATCACTATGCCTCCACCAAAGTATTACACAGCCAAATACGAAGTAACATTTTGGGCACAATATACTGTACAAATGAACGACATGCTTAGCGCTTTAATGACGCTTTACCAAGCGTTTTCTCAAAGAACATTTAAGCTTGAAACCCCAAAAGGGTATTGGTTCGTTGGTTATATTGGAGAGAGTCTCACGCCTGGAAATAACTTTGACGATTTTACTGATTCTGAAAGATTGGTTCGATACTCGTTTGATGTTACAGTTCCTGCTTATTTATTAGGCAGTACTTACCCAGGAGCCAAAAATACTCTAAAGAAATTTTTATCGGCTCCACAGATTAATTTTAATACTGACTCTCTTAAAAAAGATTTCGAGGCGACACAACAGATGGGAATTCCGTCCGGAGATCCTGGCGATTATATTTTAGAAGATATTCGAACTTTTGATGAAGCTCTTCCTGGTCAAGACTTAGGTGGAAGGCCTGCTCTTCGCGACTCCCGCAGAGTTTCAGAGCATCGTTTGGGGCCTGACGATAACAAAAATAGTGTTGCTGGTATAGGAGGAGCTTTCAGCGATGAATTGTCTGTTAAAACAATAGAATTTGAAAAAGATCCCTTTACAGGGAAGGCTGTTAAAAAGAAAACGGTCGTTAAAACTCGCATATCCAGAAAAGGGGAAACTGTATTGCGAGAAATAGCAGATTGATTAATGCATTTTGATGTTCAGATCGATACTTATACATGAGAATAGAACCCGCTAGGAGATACAATGGCTGAGCAAACATTTCGTTCACCAGGCTTTTTTGAGCAAGAGATAGACCTTTCTGCAAGAAAAGTGGCGCCTTTTGGTACGCCGGCTGGTGTCATCGGCACCGCAGAAAAGGGGCCTGCATTCGTCCCAGTTACAGTAGGATCATTTGCAGATTTCAACACAAAGTTTGGTAGTTTAAATTCTGATAGATTTGGTCCTTATGCTGTTAATGAGTTTTTGAAAAATCGAACGTCATTAACATACCTCAGGATATTAGGCGCTGGTGCTAACGATTCTGTAAGTAATATCGAAACGACAATAAACCAAGGGACTGTTAAAAATGCTGGCTTTAGGCTGGTTAGTGCTGATGCGGACAAAACCGGCGCTGGGAGCTCCGGAGAGCATGTTGGTGCTGTACAATTTCTTGTTGCTGTCCACGATGCTGTAACTAATCAAGCTTTAGGCTTCCCAGTTTTAACAGACAACGATAGCATCGCTTCAGCAGATTCAGCAACTTTAGTCCGCGCTGTCGTTCTTATGGCATCAGGCACCAGAATGCAGCTCTTGGGAGCGACCGGATCTTATGTTGATCTGAACACGGCTGCTACACTCAATAAAGGTTCAGTTACTCCAGGAACTATCGACGGATCAGCGTTAACTGATGCTAGCAAGTATTTTAAGATTGTATTAAGTTCTTCTGCAGGAGCTAGTTTTGGAAATTCAGAAAAAAATGCTGGAATCAGAATTTTGTCTGCATCGTTGGATCCGCGTAGTGCACACTACGTATCAAAAATTCTAAATACAGATCCGTTGAAGTTTCAGTCTGAAGAACACCTATTATATTTAGATCTTCCTGTAGCACACGAATTGGCTCCTATAATCTCTACTGGAGAATCTGTAGCTTTGCTTTCTGGATCTGCAAACACGACAGCTGCTGGTGGGGACACTTCCACTGCCTTTAGAGATCTCTTTGGAAGATTTGATACGAGATACACTACTCCAAAAACAACTGCATTTATATCACAACCATACGGTACAAAAGAATACAGCCTGTTCCATTTTGAATCATTGTCAGACGGCGCATATGCAAACGATAAATTCAAGGTTTCCATAGCTAATTTGCGTGCTAGTACGGATCCAAATGACAAGTACGGAACTTTTGAAGTTCAACTCCGCACTTTTGATGATTCTGATACAAACACAGCAATTATAGAGGCATACCCAAACATTACATTGGATCCGAATTCAGAAAGATACATTGCCAGAGTCATAGGCGATAAAAAAGTCTATTACGATTTTGATCAGGAAGATCCCGACGAAAGAAGATTGATCGTGCAAGGCAAGTATCCGAACGTCTCGCAAAGAATACGAGTCATCATGAATTCTGGACTAGAAGATGGCGAAGTACCTCAAACAGCATTACCGTTTGGTTTCCGAGGTTTGCCTGTAATAAAAACTACTGATAGTTTGACTGACGTAGCTACTACGGGTCTAATTGACGGACGAAACGCCACTATCGGCAATAACGAAAGCAGAAGACTTAGCGCTGTTGGCCTTAACCTTACTGCTGGAATTCCTACATCTACAGCCCATGCCGGCACAAGTCCTGTATTTCCACCTGTACCCTTCCGGTTTAAAGTCACCCGCGGTGATGTTTCCACAACAGGATATAGAGGACAACCTGGAAATGATGAAAGAGTTGATGGCCGTTTTTATTGGGGCATAAAATTTGATCGGATTGAGGAATCTACTGTCGTAGATAATCCAGTTCTTAATGCAAATATCGCCCAGGGCATTAATCCATTGATCAAGTCTTATACTAAGTTTCAAGGCATAGAAAAACTAGATACGTTGGTTACTGGAACGGCAACTGATGAATACAATAACAACAAATTTACGCTAGCTAGAGTAGCGTTTTCTAATGGCGGCACCGCGCTTAGCGCGGTATTTTCTGCTATGACTGGCACTGCAAGAGAACACATGAAAGAAGCGGCTTATATAAGAAACGGCAAGCCAGACGGAAATCGGTACACAATAATAGATCCCTCCACTGCCGTTAGTCGCTATACTTTAGCTTCTTTAGTTCATACAAGTTCTACATTGTTCAACCGCTTTACTGGATTTGCTAAATACACGAACGTTTTTTACGGTGGATTTGACGGTGTAAATATTTTAGATAAAGATGCATCGTTATTTAGAGATAAAGCCTTTTCAGCAGATACAGGCGGTAAAGCAATCGACGGCGATCCGGATGTAGGATTGGCACAAGTTAGTTCGAATAACCAAATGGGCGAGGGCCGCTTAGCTAATTCTAATATGAGCGTCAGACGTGCAGTGGATATAATGACAGACCCTTGGGCCACGCAAATAAACATTCTGGCCATACCCGGTGTTCGTGATAGTTTTGTTACAGATCACGCTTTGATTAAAACAAAAGAGTATTCAAAAGCCATTTACGTAATGGATACATTGAAGTACGATGAAGAAAATACCAGGTTATATGATGACAGCACAGCTAGAGTCGATGTGCGCCAAACATCCGAAAACTTCGAATCAAGAGCTATTGACAACAACTACGGTGCAACTTTTTTCCCTGATGTTTACATAGATGACCATGTGAATAATCAGATTGTTAAAGTGCCATCATCGGTTGCAGCTTTGGGAACACTAGGGTTTAACGATCGTGTTGCGTATCCGTGGTTTGCACCAGCAGGTTTTAATCGTGGCGGTCTAGATTTTGTGCGAAACGTTGAAAATCGCTTAACAGCAGGCGATAGAGACACACTTTATGATGCACGCATTAATCCAATAGCAGTGTTTCCGAATACAGGCTTTGTGATCTTTGGGCAGAAGACTTTGCAATTTGCAAAATCTGCGCTGGATCGAGTAAACGTCAGAAGATTGTTGCTAGAAGTAAAGAGACAAGTAGTTGGAGTTGCAGAGAGAATTTTGTTTGAGCCTAATACGCCTGTAACTCGCGCAAGGTTCGTCTCGCAGGTCACACCCCTATTGGCACTCATTCAGGCCCAAGCCGGACTTGAGCAATTTAAAGTTATCATGGATGATACAAATAATTCACAAATTGATGTTGAAACCAACAAGCTTAATGGTCGTATTGTTATTGTGCCTACAAGGGCTGTTGAATTTATAGCGATCGATTTTATTATCACAAATGCGGGCGTGTCCTTCGAGTAATGAATAAATATATACAGAAGAATAATCAGGAGATGACTCAATGAGCGAGCTAACATTCAAAAGTCCAGGCGTTGGCACTAAAGAGATAGACCTTTCTGGTCCTGTTGGAATTTCACCTACAGGCATACCAGCAGGCGTGATTGGTACAGCTAATCGCGGTCCGGCGTTTGTTCCAGTAACCGTTGCAACTTTTAGAGATTGGCAAGCTAAATTCGGTTCTACATCCGGAAAATTTGGACCATTGGCAATGCGCGAATGGCTGCGTAATGCAGGTGCAGGTACGTATGTGCGCGTGTTAGGCGCTGGAGACGGCAACGCAAGAACGACTTCTGGGAATAACCAAGGTAAAGTTACTAATGCTGGTTTTGTTGTCGGCCAAGAGCTCGTCCAAGGAAACGGAAATGTTTTAGCAAACACCAAGGCGTTTGCTGTCCAGACATCTCCACACGAAGGCCTAGGAAGAACTTATTTCTTAGGCGCATTCATGAAGGATGCCAGCAGTTCGACGTATCTTTCGGATGCCGGAATCGTTACGTCAACATCGGCTCATCCCATGATCCGGGCCGTTGTGCTAGCACCGTCGGGCGTTCTTCTTTCTCTGAGCAGCTCTTACGTGTCAGGCTCCACCCAATTCGTCCCTAACAATACTGTTTCAGCAACGTATGGTATTTCTGGCTCACTAGCGTCGGGCAGCAGAGGCGGCGTCGCCGTCCGCGACGCCCACCTCTTCCAGCCTCCCATGGCTGGTGCAAACTTCGGTGATGTCGTCCTCGGAAGCGGCGGTTCGGATTTCACTATGTTCCTCAACGGACATAAAGCTTCAGATGTCGCAGGCCATACCCTAACAGCGTCTTTTGATCCGAAAGCACCACATTACTTTTCTAAAACGTTTAATACAGATCCTACGCGGATTGAAGAGATGGGGCATTACCTTTACACATACTGGGACGTTGATTCAAGGTATGCTGTTGTAACTGGCTCTGGGCTTGCTGGAGTGGTATCAAACACTACAGAAACGGCAGCCTTTCTTTTGACAGGTTCGCAAGCTAGAAATGCTGGTTCGTCAACACATCCTAACTACGAGAATTTTGAAGATAGATTTTCTTCTGCATTCTCACCCTTTGTCATCTCTCAGGAATACGGCGGCGCGCCTAAAAACTTGTTTAGATTACGTTCGTTAGATGATGGAGTGCCTAAAACTCCGACCAAGATCACTATTGAAAACGTGCAAGCCTCTAGAAATCGTAACAACGACTTCGGTTCTTTTGACGTCCTCGTTCGCTCGCTTGGTGATTCTGATGCTGTACCTCGCGTTTTAGAATCTTACAGAAACGTCAACATCGATCCTACATCTGACAGATACATCGCACGCGTC